TCTCCGGTATAACCTGTTGATCCGGTTTCTCCAGTATAACCTGTTGATCCTGTTTCTCCAGTGTAACCAGTGCTACCTGTTTCTCCGGTATAACCTGTTGATCCGGTTCGACCTGTATAACCTGTTGATCCAGTTTGACCTGTGTATCCTGTGCTACCTGTTGACCCCGTTACTCCGGTGTAACCAGTGCTACCTGTTCGACCTGTATATCCAGTTGAACCTGTAACACCTGTATATCCAGTATAACCTGTTGAACCTGTTTGACCAGTATATCCAGTTGAACCTGTTTGACCAGTGCTTCCAGTTTGACCTGTATAACCAGTGCTTCCAGTTTGACCTGTTGACCCCGTTACTCCGGTGTAACCAGTGCTACCTGTTCGACCAGTATAACCAGTTGATCCAGTAACACCTGTATATCCAGTTGATCCAGTGTAACCTGTGCTTCCAGTTACTCCAGTGTAACCAGTTGATCCAGTAACTCCTCTTTCTCCAGTAACACCCGTACAACCTGTGGAACCTGTAACACCATTATCTCCAGTTGGACCCATAATTGCTTGACCTGTTGGTCCAGTAACTCCAGTATAACCTGTACTTCCTGTTACTCCAGTATAACCAGTTGATCCAGTTTGACCTGTTCGACCTGTAAAACCAGTTATTCCCGTGAGTCCTATGGATCCAGTTGCTCCAGTGTAACCAGTGCTACCAGATGCATTTCCACTTATATCGCTAAGAAAATTAATATACGAATTAGATTGACCAACATTTTGAGTAACAAGTAAATTATTAGATGTATTATAATAACTAGCTACTGCGTTATGTTTAGACGAATATTTTAATCCACCGAATTGTCTAAATGACATTTTATATATATATAATGTTTTAATTAAAACTTTAAATTAAAAGTAAATTTAAAAAGTAAAAGAATTGTAGTATATTTTATGTAGAATAATTTCTACTAGACAAAGTATTTTTTATGAAAATAACAAAATATTTTGCTTATATAGATGGGGTATAGTATTGAAGTGTCTTTCAACATATTAAAGAATACTAGTGTAGCAGAAACGAAAAATATAATTATGAATGCGACGCATATACTTAGTTTAAAAGGAATCATTGCGTAATAAGATTGAAATTTTCAAAAACCGATATTAACTGATTTTATAACATTTATAAGGAGTATATGTAGTGTATATGTAGAATTAATTTATCACGATAATAATTTTAAAATAAAGAGTAAAGTTTAGAAGTTTTAGACTTAGATTTAGACTTGTTTTTAGATTTAGACTTGTTTTTAGATTTAGATTTGTTTATTCCAGCAGCTCTAATAGTAGAAGAAGACTTAGGTTTTTTATATACATTGTATGTTTTATGTGTTTTAGGTCGTTTATGACGTCTATGTGGTGTTAAAGTAAAATTATTAATACTTTTTTCATCGATAGAAATTGGAGCAATTAATTCTTCATTTGGTAATGGACTAGAGAGATAACTACTTGGTTTAATAGATTCTAATATTTCATCAATAGTTTGTTCATCAAAATCAGATTCTTTTTCAGTTTGAGGTTTTTCTACCAAATAAGATGGTTGTCTAGGTGGTAATTTAGCAGTGTTAATGTGAGGCATTTCGATTTGTATAATTTGAGGTTCGGGTCTAAATGAGTCATTAAAATCCATTTGCAGACGCTTATCAATAGGCATAGAGACACTAGGAATATTAAGGATGTTAGCTAAATCTTCGTTATCAAGTGTAACATCAAAATGATTTTTATTGCCATCGGTATCAGAAGTGAATGAAATATTTGCTTTTTGTCCATCATAATCTGCGTCCCAACTAATTTGGTTAAATTGTTTTTGATTATTATTATTAACAAGTGTTTGAGTGATACCTCTATTTTTAATATAAGTATTAAGCATATTTATATTAAAAGCATATTATTTTTTAATATAAATATGTAAAATAAATAGTAAAAAAATATAGTTTATATAAATATGGAACTTAATTTTTCTGAACTCGATAATATGAGAACGCAAAATCCATATGAACAATTAAATAGTAATGATTATGGATTAGATAATTCTGAGAAATATTGGGAACAAGCAAAAAGTGAAAAAGTTCAGCAAACAAAAAAGAAAAAGGTGTCATTTAATGATATCTTAACAAATATGAATTTGGTTGTAAATAAAAAAGGTGTACTACAATTCATACAACCGGCACAACAACAACCTCAACAACAAGATTATCAGAATGATTATCATATTGAAGAACAAACACAATATGCTAAGCCTCATCAGCAAAATGTGACACAACAAAGGCATTATATTGAGCCTCAACCCCCAGTTGATCCATCAGTAAAACACAGCTATATTTATAATAAATATTTCAAAGATTATGCGAATGTTAGTGCTCCAACTCCTGAGAAAAAGGTGCCAAAAACTATTGAAGAATATAATCGAATGGTTTATGAAGATAGAATAAAAAAGATTGAAGAGAGAAAACGAATAGCTGAGATAAAATCGACAAAACTGATGTTTACAACAACACCTGATAATCATGTAAGTCAAAGAAATCCAAGAAATATACAACCAAGTAGGAATACTTTAAGAAAAATGAGTTTTTGGTAGAAATCATTCTTTAAGTTGGGTCGAATATTTATTTTATTGTTATTAAAACAACTTAAAGATAAAACCATATAAATTATGTTAGGGTACAGCAAACTCAATAAATTTTAATTTTATTTCCGCCTAACAGTAAAAATAATCTCCGCTTAGCTCAGTTGGCAGAGCATTCGACTGTAAATCGAAGTGTCAATGGTTCGATTCCGTTAGCAGAGAAAAATATACTAATATTTTTACTATATATTACAGTATAGTAAAAATAAATTTACATTTAAAACTATTAAAATTATTTCTTTTTCATTACAACAAAAACTAATAAAAATCAAACTTTATATATTGTGTAAAGTCGGCATTTAAAATATGCGTTGCTTTAAAATACTTATTACATGTTATATTAAACATTATCTCCTATATTATTATTATTACATACAACATCAAAATCCATAAGTGAATTAGATGAATCAGATCTTTTACTTCGTTTTTCTTCATGTATATCATCAACCTGAAGTTTAATATTATCGTCTTCTTGACCTATTAATTTAACTACATCGCCAATTTTTTTTTTAATATTATTAAGAGTAAAAATATCATTATCTTCGTGAGATTCATTATATTTTTTTTCATTATAAATTTCCCCTTTCTCCATTTTTTCATATAAACATTCAACAACCTTTTTATTATTTTTAAAATATTTTAATAAATTGTTTTTATCTTTTTCTTGCTTTTCTTTTAAATCTTTTAAATCTTTTAAATACTTATCTTGTCTTCCATAAGGATCCATAACATCTTCTATAAATTGACTGATTTTTCTTGGATCAATTATTTTTTCTTTGATACCGTATCCGCAACAAAACCAACGTCTAAATGTCATTTTTTTTATTTTTTCTGCGTTTTCCATTTCTTTAATAAACATTTCATCAATTATTGAAAAGGATGATTTTAAAATAAGTATGTTGTTAATGTGTCTATCCTTTTCTTTTATCAGTCTTGCTATTTCATTTTCTAAATGTTTAACAGATTTTTTTTCTTTATATTTTTTTGATTTTAACACAGCTATTAAATAGCTTCTTTGGTTTCTGTTTTCTTTTAATGAATTTATTTTACGCTTTCTTATATCTTCTATTTTTTTTATTATTAAAAATACGTTTGTATTATACATTATTGGATACATAGTTCTTATATATTTTGGTATAATAAACTGATTTGTTCCTTTAATTTCTCCGATCTTATTTTCAATGTCTGTTAATTTTTCACCTATAATATTACCTATATAGTTAATGCTAGGGTCATATGAAAATAATAGGGTTTTTCCAGACATAAATTCCACAGTAGTTTGTAATTTATCATATTGATGTGCTGATGTTTTATGAGCTTCCGATGCCGCATCTAGTTTCAAATAATTAACCACTGCTAGTAAAAAAGCAATAATGCCATTCACTGATGCGATTAAATATATTCCCCAAATATATTCTTTTATTAAAGGCGCTAAAACTGTGGCGGCAGTAGATAATAATATAGATGGCATCATAAGCATATTTAATCTTACTTCACAATAAGCTTTTGATTCCATATATATAAGTTTTTGGCCTCTCAAATAAGTGGCTAATATATCAAGTGAACTTGAAAAATATTCATTTTCGTCAAAATAATTATTCCAAATTTCTTCTTCTACTTCTTTGAATGTCCATTTTCTATATGTTATTTTATTGGATTTTTTATTTATCGTGTTGTCAGAAAGAGCTTTTATAATATTTCCTGAAATATCTTTTACAGAACTATCATTTGAAGTTACTTCGATTTCATCTTCAACTTCAAATACAAATCTGATTTCTTCATTTTCTTGATTTTCATCTTGAAATACTCTTGCATATGTTAATCTGTCTTCAAGAGAAGGAATTTTAACTAATCTATCAACATACGAAGTATCAACATATGAAGTATCAACATATGAAGTATCAACATATGAAGTATCAACATGTGAAGTATCAACATGTGAAGTATCAACATATGAAGTATTAACATGTGGAGAGATTTTTTTGTTTGATTTTTTTTTTGTTATATATGGTTTTGTATATGGGTTTATATATGGAGTATTTATTGAATTATATAATCCTAATCCTTTTGATTTATCTGTTGTTTTCATTATATTTACAATATATTTTAAAAAATGCAAATATATAAAAATATCTAAAAAATGTAAAAAATTGTACCCAGTTCTGATACTAGAGGCTTGGAAAATAAGAAACCTAGTTATTCTTAAAGAACAGCGATATTAAAACGTTGCAGTAAAAAATGTTTTCTTGGACCAAAAAATCCTTTCTAATTTGTAAAAATACATGTAACGTCAGCTCAAAAGGTGTATAATCAGCATACATTAGAGCAAAACAATATAATCGTAAAAATATATCAAAAAAGCAAAAAAATACTAGTTAAGATGAGCGCAAAACGTTAAATAAAAAAATTGAAACAGATTTATCTATAATTATATTAAAGATAATATCATTATAATATAAGATAATACTGAATGTATTTTAATATGTTTCAAATAAATGAAGCCGAACACTTGGGGAATGATTGGGGGTTCTATGTAGATATAGAATTATCTACTACAAATAGTAATCAACAATTTATTAACGAAAAACATCGCATAAATTATTACAATCGCTGCGATAAAATACCTGAAGAGCCGGAATATTATGATTATAAATATAATAATATGAATGAAGAAAAATCAAAACAATCAGAAGAAATAAATATTTATAACAAAACATTGTCATCATCGTTATTATGTCATATAAGCTCATTATCATTATTTACCGTCGTTTTATCATATTGTTTCATACGTTCTTTATAAGTTATTTATATGACCCGACTTTATTGTGTTATATGATGCGTCATAAATCAAATATTTTTTCCAATTATTTATTCCACAAATTGTATTACCAAAAAGGTTGCCACTAGGATCTATATTATAATCAAGAAATGGCGTAGAATATTTAGTTATAATGGTAGGAACATCATTATTAGAATAATCTTGTATAATAGGAACATTTGTTAAGTCCATTTTTGTAACCAGATTGATATTTAAATTGGCTTTATTAATAGAATGTAAATAAGTAGAGCAAGGATAACGCCGTATTTTTTGGACTCTTTTAAATAATAAATATTCACTTTCAGAACCTATTTTGAATAAATTACTACACGTGTTGGTATTACAATATTTTGTTATATTTTTTTTATTATATATATAATCTCCAGCGTTTTGCGGTTCCAAAAATACTCCAAATGATTTATTTGCTGAACTTGAGTTTTTAAATGGACGTGACATATAATGTATTATTATATTATAATTTTCACTATATAAAAATCGGCGTTTAAAACGACAAGGAATGGCGGTGCCGTGAGAACTATATAATAGTAATATTTCTTTAAGACATTTTTAATCAATTAATTTTAAATTGAAATTCTATAAATTCTATTTAAAATCCAAGTAAAATCTTAAAAGAATAAATTTATAAATCTATAGAGTTAGTGTCTAAGTAAATATTAAAATTTATAGAACTGTCAATTTCTTTAATTTTATTATTCTATTAATTAATAAATTCTATAAAAAATCTTAGTAAAATCCCCAGAGTAAAAAAATTATTTCTATGAGATTAGTGTCTGTGTAAAGTATAGAATTTGTAGAATAATAAAATAGGTATAAGCCAACCAGCCAGCCAGCCAATAGAAACCTTCCATCACTCAATTGTTCCAAATCTACCAACGCACTTTCGTATCTATTCAGCGTATCAATCGCATCGTCATCCATTGCTTTAAGCATTTCTTCATCGTCTCCAAATAGTTCAATCGCTTTTCCGTAGTAAATATGGTAAGAAGAAAGCACATTGCGGATATCACTTCTTGATTTCACCATGGAATAGACAGGATAACAAGTCCCGTTCCAATAAACAAGCACTTTGGTGTTGTCAGTGTTTAGTCCTTCGTGAGAATTCACACACTCAGCACAGCTTACAATATGCGTTTGCTTCACTTGTCTTAATTCGTCCAAGTCAGATGCTTCAACAACAAGCCCACACGGAAGAATATATTTGTTTTTCTCTTCATCAATCGCTTTACTCATTGTCTTCAGTTAAGAATAAAGATAATTAATTTGTGAGCTTCATTCATTTCCGTTCATTTCCATTCATCCATCACCAAGAAAAAAAGGGGGTGTGTTTTCGACCATCAGTTTTCTGTGTTGCTGATATTTTTTTCGGTTGCGACCAACTGCCAACTGACAAGTGCCAACTGAAACTCACTTTATCCATTAAATAATGGAAAGAATGACGTCCTCTATTGATGCTAAATTGGAAGAGATTTTATCAACAGTGAAAGTGCTATTGGTTGCGGTTGATAAAGTTGAAGAGTGAGTTATACAACTTGAGGGAAATCTGGAGATGGTTATCAACAATGTCAATTGTATTGCTAGGCACTTGAGATTAGACGCCACTGTGCCTATTCGTCCTTTAAATGGTCCAATCCGCAAACGTGAAAGAGAAAGCTCTGCTGATGGGAGCTTTGACGGACATTGCTGTTGCGAAGACCCTGACTGTATTTATTGTTCTGGTAATGATGGATGCTAAAATCAAAAGAACTAATGTTAAGCAATCTTTATAAACGATATATTGTCTAGTAAAGTAATTTTATAGCCAATGAGGGTTGTACTAATTATTGTTGAAAATCTTAATATTACCGTTGCTGGAGATGTTAAAACAAATTGGCTTGACGTCACTAAGCAATTCAGTGAATCCAAATTAGTTACACCGCTAGAATTAAATGGGATATTCCTGTAGGATATTAGCTGCCAAGATGTTCCACCATTAGTGGAGTAATGTAGTTTAATTCCTGGACCCTTTTGATAATTTCCTTGAGAACCAACATAAAATTCAACTGAATATGTTCCTACTCCAAGAGGCACACCACTATGTGTCAGGGTTCTTATTGTATCTGTATTGTAAAACGCTATGATTTGTTTTGTTGAATAACTAATGTACTTTGAAGGGTCAAATGTCACTGTTCTA